CCGTCAATGAAACGATCAATGTCTTCTATTAAGTATTGCCGTCGCTTTAGGATAGCTGATTTCCGCACCAGTTGAGCGATGGCACTTTCCCAGTAGCGGCGGTAGTTTGAGGCGAGAGAACAGTATTTCTCACGGATCATCTCGTCAATATCCATTTTATCAGGGTGTTCAAGGTGTTCAAATTCCTGCGGGGTGATGGTTGTCCGCCAATTCGTCTCAAATTCGTTGATCCCTTTTTTTAGAATTGCAGAATAGTTGGACTGTCCGGATAGCCCTTTGAGTTCTTCAATGATATTACGAAGATTTTCCGCTTTCTTGAGTAGTGTGTGGTCCGAATTACACTCTTGAAACTCGCGCATAGAGGCAAGTGCAACGTGTACGGTCAGCCAATGATCCCGGGAACTGCTCGGATTACATTGAACTGCAGGGGTTATCGAAGTCGGAGTATGCTCTTTCGGTTTAGGGGTGTTGACGGGAGTTGTCAAGATTTTCCAAATTTTGCTCCAGTTGGACATATACGCTTGTTTTGTTTCAAAAATAGTAAAAAAAGCAATCTTATGCGAAACAGCCCGGCAAATTGCCGGGCTGTTTCGTTACGAGCGTTCCGTGGTGATGTCGATCTGGACGCCTTCGGCCTTTTTTCGCGGCTTATAGGCTGCGTTGTCCGTCCCGCCGAACCGGAACTGCATGACGTATTCACGGATCGCATCTTCACGTTTCACCCGCCGCAGGGATGTGCGCGTAAGGCCCGAAAACCCCTCTCCGGAGAGTCCCTGCAACTGGGTGTAGATCAACCGCAGCAGGACGAACATGCGGAATGCTTTGTTACGGTTCGGTGCGAGGGCTGAAATGTTTACGGGATCGAAGTGCGCTACCCGTACGGTCAGGATCGCCTCGCCCAGTTGCACCTTTCGCGTGCAGTCCGAGAACTCGGCCTCGGCAATGTCGATCAGCACGCACGGGAAATTGACGGGCGGCCGCTCGTTGTAGAAATCCAGCTGTCCCCAATCCTCGGCCAGATAGGCGATCTTCTCGGGGAGCAGTTCCAGCAGTCGGTCCTGGACTGCGATCATTGCATTTTCAATCATTTTAAAGACGTTTAAACGGTGTTTTACCGAGGTTGCAGGACTTTTGCGAGTTCCCGGAAAGCGCTCTGCAGGTTTTGGTGTATAATCTCCCGTACCGCCTGCCGGACACGGGGATGGTCGCCGATAAATTGGCGTTGTGGAATTGTTATATGATCCTTTTTTGTCAAAGCCATATTTTTCCAGAACTGCGCCTTCGCTGACAGCATTCGATTACGCTGGGTATTGTTGGCCTGACGCTTCTTGATTGAGTAGGTAATGCTTTCGGCATTTTGGCGATACATGTACCAAAAGTATTTCCGCATCCGGGGTGTGATCTTGATCTTTCCGCCCCGGTTGTGCAGCCCCATGTAGGGCGTATCGGTCGAGAACTCAACGCCGTTCTGCCGGATGGTCCCCCGAATACTGTTACGGCCATATCCTGTATCATTAAGAAGCTTGTCACCGTTCCCCGGAGATTTCCGTCCTGGCCAGGGGCGGTCGAAAAAAGCCCGGCGTTGGAAGTTGCGGTCGAACTCGTCGAGCAGTTCGACCTTCAGATCGGTCAGGATTTTTCGCTTCAGATCAAATAATTTCGGCATTTTACTTGCTTTTCGCGTTTTAAAATGTTATTTTTGCGCAAAGCGCAAACTATGATTGATAAAGAGTTTAAAACCAGCGACGAATGCTGCCAAAACTGCAAGCATTACCTTGGGGATGATCGATGTCTGGCATTCGATAGCATCCCCCGGGATGTGTTCCTGCCTCTGCGTCCCCATAACTCCATAATGAAGGGACAGAAGGGAACGTATGTGTTTGAGCCTCGGGAGGTGAATGTGATGCGTGCATACGTGGAGTAAGCGGAGAAATTATTCTCCGCTTTTTTTATACCTCGCCTCATATTCGGCCTTTATCATTTCTCCTACATGCGAAGCCAACTCCCGAGGGTTAGGATTGTTCAAATATTCGCTCCACGCCTCGGCGACGAACTCTTTTAGATTGGTCATCGCATATTTCGACAGGTTGTCTTTGATGTAGCCTGCACCCAGGACGATCGCTTCCTGATACCAGTCTTTCGAGCCAAGCTGCTGTGACACATGGAGCAGTTCGTCGATACGGTGTCCGAGTTCATGGTCGAACACGGATTTCACCGTGTCGCAACCTTCCGGATGGAATTTGGCTTTTACGTCGCCCTGTAAGGATTCCGTTATCTTCGTTCCAGCCCAGGCTGTATTAAATACCACGCCGTCTAATCCATACTCCTTACCTGCCGAATGGGAATACGCATAACAGCTGGTGTAAGCCACCTTCCGGGCCCGGCGCATAGCTACCTTTTGGATGTCCTCGTCCCTCGCCCAGCTATTGTGCGGGTTGCTTCTCATTTCTTTGAAAAACTCCTCTGCAAAGGCCTTGACACGCCCCTGCATCGAGCCAACAAAATGCACCTCTTCCCGCAACTCAGGGAATGTTTTGAAGTGGGAACTAACGCATTCGAATATATCACGAACCTGCGCCATGTCGGACTTCTTAAATCCGTCGAGGCGGCATTTTACACCGAGCTGTGCGCGGAACGCTTCCTCGGCCTCGGCAATCGTCTTGGCAGCAAACCCATTTTTAACCTCCCGCTTGTCGGCCATATCGGTTATTACCGTTTTTGCCTGGATTGAAAGGTTGTAATACGGATGGTGTTTCGGGAAAATCACTCTATCCATGCCGGGATTGAAACGGAACATTTCAGCGCGGTTACGTCCCTGACTGTCGAGGTCCGTGGTCGCTTCGCGTACAAGCTGTGAAACCTCGTTCCGATCGGTGTAATCGTATTTGCCCTTGCGTACCTGCACGACCCTGCACCGACATTTCCATCCGTTCGGCGGCATGATCTCCGACCAGCACGGATCGTCCTGCGGACGGGTCAGTCCTTCGAGTTTCGCATGCGCGGGCCGTACTTTGCCGTCGTTGGCCGTGCGGTATTGCAGATCGTAATCATTCCCTTCTCGCTCGATTTCGGCCCATTGCGCCGCCGCCTGTGCGGAGTGTACGGCAAACTGATGTTCTGCCTCCAGATAGCGTTCGTTGTACTCGGGGTGTATCTGTCGGACCTCCTCGAAAAACTTTCCGAACGGTTTGATCCGTCCCCGATCATCGCGCAGGAGCTGCGAGGCCTCACGCAGTTCGTGATAGGTCTTGCAGCCCGAAAACACGAACACGTCGCGCCCGAGCCTGTCGGCCATTTCCGTCGGAATTTCAGCATCCTTCAGTCCGATGTTGACCCCTTCCATCAGGGCGTCGGTTATTTCGTCGATCAGCGTCCGGATCGGCTGATCCTCGAGCATGTCGGGACGAAAGTCCCCGGCCTTTTGCAAGTGCTTTGCGGCGTTTCGGAACGTCGACAGACGCACGACAGGCTTTTTGTCTTTGCCGCCCTCCGCTGCCAGCGTCACCGGATCACCCAGTCCGTAGACCGCCGCCAGTCTTTCGTGCAGCCCCCTGTACGCGATCAGGGGGCGGTTGCGAAAAAATCGACTTCCCGGGGCTGCGGCACGGACAGCTGTCCCGGCACGGTGAAGGCCTTATCGGTGCAGACGATGCCGAACTTCTCCTCGATCCAGTCGTTCGGCACGTCCTTGAACTGAAGGAGCTGCACGACCATCGCCCACAGTTTTTCGACGTCCTCCTCCTGCTGCCAGGAAAACACGCTTCCCTCGGGCAGAATGCCTATGTACACCAGAGCGGGGATCACCGTGGAGTTCCAATATCCCGCCAGCATCTTACGGTCCGCCATCACCAGCTTCTCGAACAGCCGGATGCTGCTCTCCTCTTTGGAGCGGTTGCCGTTCACGGTGTCCTGTCCGATCACGGCTCCGTTCACCAGCACCGAGACCGCCTCCTTGCACAGGGCGATCAGGTTGTTGTAGACATCGCCGTTGGTGTCGGCTCCCTTTGCGAACTGGAACTCCTCCGTGCGGTCGATGATGAAGTAGGCCGCCGCCCCCATGTCGCGCAGCATGGCCTCGGCGCGGTCGAGCATGGCGGGGTCCTGCGTGTCGGTCTTCATAAAGCGGGGCGGGATGCCGTATATCTCGCAGAGCTCCGACCAGCAGGATTGCGCGAAGCGCATGAACAGCACGTGCGGCACGGCCTTGTTCAGCAGGCCGTAGTCGTGATCCTTGCCGAACTCCAGGATGAAGTTCCCGAACTCCCGGACCTCGCGGTACTGGAGGCCTTTACTGTCGTCTTCCCGGAACAGCAGCATTCCCTTCTCGGGAATCACGTTCTGCCGGGGCAGCAGGGTGACGGCCACGGGTTCGGTTGTGTTCCCGGTCGTCGTGAGTTCCACGAGCGTATGACCGTACATCACGCTGTCGAGGATGTGGGTGTTGAGCTCCGTGACCCATGATGCCGCATTGAGGACCGCCGTAGCCTGGTCGTCGATCTCGTCGCCTACCTTGATCTCGAAAGGTGTCAGGAGCGTCGCCTTCTGCCGCAGTTCGATCTGCGAGGTGAGATGCGCGCAGAGCATCACGTCGTCGTAAAGATTCATCAGCCGTGCCCGGCGCGGATTGTCGACGTTATCCGCCGCGCGCAGCGCCGACCGCCAGGTGGCGATGTCGGACCGGGTCCGCGACAGGGTTTTCGGAACGATACTGCGGATGTAGCCCTCGCGCCGCCTGGCTGTTTTCGGACCATTCGTTTTTACGGCCAAATTCGCGGTCTTATTCGTGGCGTCGTGGGTTTTCCTGCTTCTGTTCTTTTTCTGCATTGTGTGAACGATTAAAGGGTATTTAAACGGTGTTTAGTCATCGAAGCCGTGGCGGAACTTGCGGCGGCTACCCATCCGGGCAGTGATGCGGACCTCTCCGTCTTCAGTCTTGAGCAGCGGCAAACCGGGTGCGAGGGGCTTGTCGGTACCCTTCAGGCCCGCAACCTTCTCGAGCCAGTCGATCGCCGCCCGGCGGTATTCACTGACCTGCTCGAAAATCAGATCGGTGTTCGCCCGGCGGCATAGGTTCCACACCGCGATATTCTTGCAGTGCTCCAGAAGCGTGGCGTGGCGGTCTTCTCCCGTGGCCGAGAATATCGCCTCGCAGTCGTATTTGGCATTCAGGTAGCTCCGCGCCTCGTCGATGGCCGCCAGGATCGCCATACGGATCGTGACGGCGCTTGTGGTGATGTTCTGCAGCTGGTATTCGCAGATCGCCGTGTATAAGTCCTCCTTTTCGATGAACATGGCTTACAGGCTTTGATATTCGTCGATGGCGTCGAAACACGGGCAGGCCTTCATCCACTCCCACGGCTCGATGATCCCGTCGCCGTTCAGGTCGGGCGAGAAGTCGCGGTGTCCGCAGATCATGGCGTCGGGGAACTGTTCGCGGAGCTGTTGCAGCAGAAAGAACAGCGACGCCTTCTGTTCCTCGGTGCGGGTATCTTTGGGCTTGCCGTCGGCGTCCAGTCCTCCGATGTAGCAGATGCCGATGCTGTTGGCGTTGCTGCCCTGCACATGGGCCCCGACCTGGGCGATGTCGCGGCCCTTGCGGATCGTACCGTCAAGCAGGACCACGTAGTGGTAGCCGACCTTTCGGAATCCCCGCTGACGGTGCCAGCGGTCGATGTCTTCGATGCCGAACGGCACCCCCTCTTTGGTTGCGCTGCAATGCAGCACGATGTACTTGATTTTACGCATGTCGTTGAATATTGGATTAGTATTTACGCTGTGCCCGGAGGCCGACGCGGTAGGTCCCCTTTGCCTGCCGGAATACGGTATTGAGTTTCGAGAGTGCGCCTTCTGCCGCATCGGGGCCGTCGACGGCTGCACCTCCGCCCTTCTCGAATGCCAGGTACTGATCGACGAGTTCCTGGAAGTCAGGGCTGTCCCGCTCGTCGATATTGAACCACACATTTCGGCGCTCGAAATAGGACTGCGTAGCTTCGATACGGTCGTATTTGTCAGCCTTCGGGCGCTTATCCGCCTTGACGGGGATGTAGTATCCGCGGGCATCGCCCTCGGCATCGAAGTCGTTGACGAACTCGTCCATCGAGAACAGGCCCTCGATCCAATAGCGGACCTTGCGGCAGTTGTGCAGTTCCGTCGTTTCGTATAGGTCATAGAGCCATTTTGCCAGGACCGTGCGGGACTGCTGGCGCAGAAAGCAGTAGATGAAATGGAACTCGCGGTCTTTCTTGCCGACGAGGATCATCCCCTTATGGCATGCCTGGGCCTTGTAGGAAAGGTCTCCGTAGAAGACCAGGGCGTCATACTCGTTCAGGGGCAGCATCTTCTTCCACTGAATGTCCTCGGCCTTGAACACCTTGCCGTCCTCGACGTGGACGTGCATATACTCGCGCATGAACGACCGCGAGGGGATGCTGCGGTACTTTTTGCGCCAGTGCTCTGCCGAGGTCTTCTCGGGCCAGTTCGGCTCGAAGGTCGTCAGGTCCTTCACGGCGGGCACCGTCAGTACCCGGTGTATGGGCTTTTCGCCCTCCTGCCGGGATTTTTCAGCCAGGATTTTGAACTGCTTTTTAAGGCGGTTTGTGATGCTGTTCTTATGAAAGTTGTTGTTGGCATACACGAACCTCCGGGTCGATCCGTCCGCCTCGTCGAAACATCCCATCAGATCCTCGAAGATCCACTCGACGGCCTCGCGCATCAGACGGTCGTTGTTGACATGACGACGCGTGTCGACATCATCCACGGCGATATAGTCGGGACGCTGCTCCTCCTCGCGGACGCCGCGCGGGTCCTGACCGAAACCGAGAGCCGTGAAGCGTACGCCGTCGGAGGTCAGGAACTCCCCGGACGACCAGTCGCCCTGTTTGTAGCGGCAGCCGTAATCGTTGATCAGGCGTTTGTTGTAGACAAGCTGCGCCTGGCATGCCGAGAGCAGTTTATGCGCCTTGTCCTCGGTCTCGCCGATCAGCAGCATGTAGCGCAGGCGGCCCGTGTACATCAGGTACAGGGGAATACCCATGTCGACGTGTACGGACTTCGCCCCGGATCGGTAAATCTCCCACAAGGCCATGATCACGTCGTTGTCGATGATCTCCTGCGCACCCTGACGGTGGAACCACGCACAGGGCACCTTGGCATAGTTCGGAAAATAGTACTCGAACCAGGTGACGTAATCCTTCTCGATACGTTTCACGCGGGCGATCTTGTCCGCGGGGCGTTCGTGGATGTCTACGACCGAAGCTTTCGCGATGCGTCGGCAATGCTCCTCGTAGTTGTCGATGAGCTTTTGAAATTTCTTGTCGATGTCTGCCATGTGCCGTTACTTTAAGGAATCGACCTGCGCCCGGTGCTGAATGAACATGCGGTGGTATTCTGTGATCTTCACGACCTCCTGGGGGTTGATCTCGGCAACGAAGTTGTCGACCTCCTTCAACACGGAGATCACCACCGACAGCGGGACCTTGCCATCGAAGTATTGCAGGCTTTTGGCTACTTTCGAAAGTCCGTCAGTATCGAGCCGGGCCTTGTTTCTCTCGGCGATCCATTGCATCTCGTCCAGCAACAGTTCGCGGATTTTTCCGGGGGCCGCCAGGCTGGCCTTGCGTTTTTCGTCCCACTTCATACCGCGTCGCCATTCGGACAGCGTGGCCTCACGAATGCCGAGCAACTCGGCAATGCCTGCACAGGTCATTCCCTGTTCTACAAAACAGTTGTAGGCCGCCGTATATAATTTGTGTTTCGGGGTTGTCATATGCTCTTTTTTGTGCAAAGATGGCATGCCGAAACGCGAATGCGAAAAATAGTTCAATACCTTGACAGTCTTTTTGTTGCGTCGGATTTTGAAGCCTATGTTTGCATCAAAAATGAGGCGCATGGCTTTACCGAAATTCATTTTTAACGACGAAACGAAAAAGAACTCGCACGGTTTTTTCCTGCTTAACGGCGGCGGCAAGTTCGAACGCTTCCAGGAGTATTCCCCGATGCTCGACAACCACGATCTCAACCGTCTGATAGGGCGCTGGGACAACCTGCATGTCGAGGGGGCGCTGCTTGTTGCCGATCCTGTCTTCGACGACGGGATCACCCTGGGTGCGGAACGCAAGGGCCAGGTCGAGCGCGGGTTCCTGCGCGGGGCATCGCCCGGCATCGTCATCCTGCGGGCCGAGTACCGCACGAATCCGGCAGGCGGTGAGGACCTCTATGTCACCGAGTGGGAGCTGTTCGAGGGTTCCGTAACCTCCGTGCCGTCGAATGCCGGGGCCGTGACGCTCAAAATCTACACGGGCGACGGCCATCTGGTCGAAGATGGCGACGTGCGTCTTCATGTCGACAACATCGTGAAACTCTGCGCGGAGAGTTCGCCGCAGGGTCGAAAACCCAATATCAAACCAATGGAAAAAATCACCCTTTCCGCCGAGGCATACGTCGCGCTCGGCATCAATCAGGACGCGGACGCTACGGCGATGAGCAAGGCTATCGTGCAGCTGGCTGCCGACCGCAACAAACACAAGGAGACTGCCGATGCCCTGCAGAAGGAGATCGACGCAGTTCGTAAGAAACGCGCCGAGGACATGGTCAATCTGGCCGTTGAACAGGGCAGGATCGGAGCTCCCGCCCGTGAGAAGTACGTCGAGCTCGCCATGAAGGATTACGACCTGGTGTCGGAAACCCTGAAGGCCATCCCCGCGAAGGCTTCGCTGGCGGCTTCCGTCACCAAGATCGCCGGGAACGTGATTCCGGCCGATCGCCAGAACTGGACGCACCTGCGCTGGCTGAAGGAGGACCCCGAGGGCCTTGCGAAGATCAAAGCCGAGAATCCCGAGGTTTTCGAGACCATCCGGAAAAAGCACAACTAATCAAAATCAGACAGATATGCCTATTGAAAAAGAACTGTGGGTTGACATCATCAAAGAGCAGCCCATTCAGGAGGGTGACTTCCTGAACGAATCCGAAGACCTCAGTGCCCTGGTCGACAACAACACGCTGCACCTGGCCGAGGCAGGTGTCGAGCCGGAGGTATTCATCGACAACGACACTTATCCGGTCGGTATCGTGCAGCGCGAGGATGTGCCGAAGGACATCCTGCTGCATACCCTCGACACGAAGAACACCGTCGTGCGCAACATCGAGCAGATGCAGGCCGCCTACGACAAGATGCAGAGTGTGACGCGCGGTCATGTGAACGCCCTCACGCGCAAGCGCCGGGCAATGGCCGCCTACAACTGGTGTCCGCTGCAGAACGGTGAGTTCACGCCCGTCCTGGTGACGACCGGCGAAGCCGTCAACGGTCGCCGTCGCCTGACCTTCGACGACCTCGACCTGCTCGAAGCGAAGTTCAAGGCAATGGAGGTCGACATGACGCAGCTGTGCCTGGTCCTCACTACGGAGCACGAAGCCGACCTGAAGTCCGAGAACCGCAAGTTGTACAAGGAGTACATGCGTGACGGGAAGATCGGCAATTTCAAGGTCTTCAGCTACCCGCATCTGCCTCTGTTCGACACCACGACGGGCAAGAAGCAGGCTTTCGGCTCGGCCAAAGGCGAGAACAGCGCGATGGCGTCGATCGCCTGGATTCGTACCGAGGTGATGCGTGCGACGGGTACGGTCGATGTTTTCCACCGCGAGAAGGACCCCGAAGCCCGTGGCGACATCCTGGGCTACCAGCAGCGTTTCTCGGCCCTGCCTCTGCGCAACAAGTACATCGGAGCCATCTATTCGGGTAAGTAGTCATGGAAGGAGCTGTGCAGTATCTCGGTCAGTATGCAATCAAGGCGTCCCTGGTGGCCGCAGCCTATTTCGCACCATGCCAGGAGGTAATCGGCATTGTGTTCCTGTTCTGGCTCGCCGATCTCGTCTTCGGTGTTCTCGCCAGCAAGAACCGCCACGCACCTCGATCGTCGCGCCGAATGCGCAAGAGTGTAGGCAAACTGATCGGCTACATGGCCGCGATACTGCTGGCCTTTCTGATCGACAAGCTCGTCCCGAATCTGTGGATCATTCCGCACCGACTGATGGCGGCCTACCTGTGCGTCTGCGAGCTTATCTCGATCCTCGAGAACCTGGCGATCATCACGCAGGCCAAAGCCTTCGTGTCGCTGATCAAGCTGATCCGTGGCAAGAACGACGAAAACGTAATTTACGATTTGATCAATGAGAAAAATGCTGATTATTCTGCTCGCAGCCCTTTTGGCCGCGTGCAGTCCAAGCCTCAAACTGCAATCTTCGCAGACGGAGGCGACCGATACGGTGACCGTGACCGAACAGGTCCGGGATACGGTGGTGGTCCTCGAACGCGACCAGTCGATGCTCCGGGCGCTTCTCGAATGCGACAGCGTGGGTCAGGTGCAGATGCGCCGACTGATGGAGTACCAGGCGGGGAACCGCTTGAAGCCTCCCGACATCGAGGTCCGCGATAATGTCCTGACGGCTACGGCCCAGGCCGACAGTATGGCTATTTACCTGACTTTGAAAGACCGCATCGAACGCCATACGTCCACCCGCAAAGAGTTTCAAGTCGTCGAGGTCAATCGCCTGAATACCTGGCAGCGGACCTGGATGCGTATCGGACAGGTTTCAGCCGTGTCGCTGATCCTGTTCGGGGTCTATAAAACCCGCAAACTGTTAAAAATCTGAAAACATGGATATTAAAGACATGAGCGCCGAGCAGCGCAAGGAGGAGCTGGCCCGCCTGGCTGATGCCGTGAAAGCCGCAAAAGCCGAGACCAAAACCGCAAAGACACGGGTCGCCGAGGGTAAGGACGCCGTGAAAGGCGCTAAAACCGCCGAGGAGAAAGCTGCCCTCAAGGAGAGCCTGGCGGCCCTGGAAGCGGCTTGTCAGGCCGCCACGGCGAAGGTCGCCGAGGCCGTAGCCCGGGAGGCTGATTTCCGCGCCGAGGCCAAAGCCATCGAGGATGCCGAGAAGGCCGAAGCGGATCAGGCCCGCAGGGAAGCCGAGGAGGCTGCCGCCGAGCAGGCCCGTAAGGCCGACCCGTTCCAGGCCCTGGCCGAGAAGTATGCGAAAGCCTATCCCGACTGCAAGGCCTTCCACATCACCAGCGACAGACAGGTGTTCCTCGACAAAGACAAGAACCTCGCGCAGTACCATCAGAAGGGCCTCGGCGAAGGCGAAGTACGAACCATTAACGTGCGATAACCATGGCATTACCTAACGTAACCATCAACCTTGAGAACGGGAACCTGGGCCGTATCGCACAGAGCGACGACGGTGTCGCCGGGCTGATCCTGACGGGCGCCGCCGTCTCCGACAAGCTCGCGCTGAACGAGGTCTACCTGATCAACTCCTCGCGGGACATCGCCCGGCTGGGCATCACGGCTGAAAACAACCCCCTTGCACACAAGGAGCTGACGGCCTTCTATACGGAGACGGGCGACGGCGCCGAGCTGTACCTGCTCGTCGTTTCCGAGGCCACGCTGCTCTCGCAGATGTGCAGCATCGAGGAGGGCTCGCCGCTGAAGAAACTGATCACCTACGCCAAAGGCCGCATCCGCCTGGTCGGCATCAACCGTCTGCCGCCCGACGAGTACAGCGCCGACACCACCGATACGGGCATCGACAAGGATGCCGTGACGGCGGCCACCGCGGCGCAGTCCGTCGGCGAGAGCTTCGCCCGGAAGGTGATGCCTTTCCGGTGCCTGATTCCCGCCGCTGGCTGGGACGGCAAGACCGACAAGCTCTACAAGCCCCGCGAGGGCAGCACCAACCGTGTAGGCTTCGTCATGGCCTGCGACGATCGGACGAACAAGACCGCTGCAATCGGGCAGATGCTCGGACGCGCCGCACGGATTTCCGTAAACCAGTCTTTGGCCCGCGTGAAGTCGGGAGCGATCACCGCCGAGGGATGGCTGACCAACGGCAAGACCCCCGAGGAGTGCGACGCGATGCTCGACCTGCTGGACGAGGCGGGTTACATCATCTACCGCTCTTTCTCGAAGAAGAACGGCTACTACCCGAACGACGACCACATGGGGGCCCCGCTGTCGGACGATTACAGCAACCTGAACTACGGACGTGTGGCGGACAAGGCCACGATCTACGCCTATACTGCCTACATCGAGGAGATTCAGGACGACATCGAGACCGACGACGAGGGCAACATCCCGCAGGAGATGTGCTCGTACTACGAACGCCTGATCGACAACGCCGTCGCAGTGGCGATGCAGGGCGAGATCAGCGACTTCAAATCGTATGTCGATCCGGCGCAGAATGTCCTCTCGACCCGGCGCATGGCGGTTTCGTGCAGGATCAGACCGCGGGGCACGCTGCGGTACATCATCGTAAACCTCGGATTTGAGAATCCGGCAATCAAGCAGTAGCAGCATGAAAATACGAATCAACGGAAAAGAGTACGACTGGGGCACCATCAAGATCATCATGTGGGGCCGCCCGGTGGTCGGAGCGACCAGTGTCGACTACAAGCTCGCCAAGGCAAAGGAGGCTCTGTATGCTGCAGGGCGTTACGCCAAAGGCATCCAGCACGGTCAGCGGGCCGCGTCGGGAACTCTGACGCTGCTGCAGAGCGAGATCATCGCCATGAACCGCGCCGCCCGTGAAAAAGGCTACAAGGACATCCTCGACGTGGATGTGGATATTCTGATCTCCTACATCCCCGAGGACAGCACGGCCATCACGGTCGACCAGATCATCTGCGCCTCGTTTTCGGAACTCCCCTCGGGCATGAAGGCGGGGGACATGAAAAGCGAGCACGCCATGCCGTTCGTCGCTCTCGACATCGACTACGACATCGCGTCGAAATAAAACAAGCCCACGGCATCGGACCGTGGGCTGTTTAAACACCCTTTAAACCCGCATAAAATCATTATGGAAAAGAAGGATATGACCGCGAAAATCGCGGCATGGAAGAAGAAACACGGCGACGTGTTCGCCTATGAGGTCGACGGTAAGACCTGCTACCTGCATCGCCCGGGACGGGATGTGATCGCTGCTGCATCGGTGATCGGCAAAGAGGACCCGTTCAAGTTCGCCGAAGTCATCCTGTCGAACTGCTGGCTCGGAGGCGATGAGGAGCTGCGTGACGACGACCGCTATTTCATGGGGCTGTCGCAGCAGATTTCGGAAATCGTAGAGATCAGGGTCGGGGAAGTAAAAAAACTTTGAGCGGCACCGAGGTCGTCAAGGGTGACGGGTGGCTGCATGCGGGCAACGCCCTGATCCGCTCGGTGCTGCACATGGACCCCGACACGCTGTCGGACGAGGCGTGGGGCTTTCAGGTGAGAATGGCCGAATGGGTGGAGAATGAGCGGGTACGCAGATATACGCCTACCGCCTGATTTGCCACAGGTCGCGCCACTTGTCGATGTGCATGGCACATTTGAAGCCCTCACCCAAAAGGTTAAGCAAAGCGGCAGCCACAAAGATCAAGAATATCCAACCTGCAACAGTCATAGCAATACAATTTCTGCAAATATATGGATAATCGCGCAAATTACCAAGTAGATATCGGCGGGAATGTCTTCATCGCGATACAGAATATGTTTGCGGAGTTCACAAAGATCGTGCAGGTCGTCGAGAAAGTCGACGAATCCGTGCAGAACTCGACCCGGCAGATTACGGAACACGTTGACAAGTCGGCCAATGCATTCGGCGGTCTGCAAAAACAGATCGAGCGAATCAGTCTGACCTCCATTATCGAGCAGGTCAAACAATTAGCCGAAGGTGTTGCGAATTTAACAGGTCCCGGCATCGGCTTCGAGCAGTCGATGGCCGACCTGTCGTCGATCACGGGTATCGCGGGCGACGAGCTGCGCGACCTGGGGAAAGTCGCCCGGCAGACGGGTAAGGAGAGCGGGCTGGGTGCGCAGCAGGCGGCGAATGCCTTTGCCCTGCTGGCCTCGCAGATTCAGGTGGACAAGATCGGCATGGAGGGGCTGAAGGCCCTGCAGCAGAACACCATCACGCTGTCCCATGCTGCAGGGATGTCGATGAACGATGCCGCCACGGCCCTGGCCGGAACGATCAACCAGTTCGGTCTTCAGGCTACGGAGGCCAACCGGGTGATCAACATTCTGGCGGCAGGTTCGAAGTACGGAGCCGCGGAGATCGTCGACCTTTCGCAGTCGTTCAAGGTCGTCGGTGCGGCGGCCAATGCCGCAGGCCTCACGGTCGAGGACACGGCAGGTGCGATCGAGGTTCTATCGAAAAATAACCTGAAGGGAGCCGAAGCGGGTACGGCCCTGCGCAACATCATGCTGAAGATGCAGACCGTCCTCGGCGTGGACTTCCGCAAAAACAGCTTCTCGGATGCCCTCGATGCCCTGAAGCCCCGCCTGACGGATGCCGCCTATCTGTCGAAAGTGTTCGGCATGGAGAACATCGCCGCAGCGCAGTTTCTGATCAAGAACTCGGATGCCGTGGCCGAAATGACCGCCCAAGTCACGGCCACCAATGTCGCCCAGGAGCAGGCCGCGATCCGCACCGACACCGTGCAGCAGATGATGGCACGCTGCCAGGCCCGGATCGACGACCTGAAGATCGGGTTTTTCGAACTTACGGGATCAACTGGCGGTTACGCCACGATCATCGCGCAGCAGGCTGTAACTGTTTCGCAACTCTTACCCCTGTTCGGGCTGTTCGGCAAGGCGATCGGTTTTGTCACCAGCGCGGAAAAACTACACACCGTGTGGGCCGGAGCCGTAAAGGCGGCAACGGTGGCATGGACAGGCGTACAGTGGCTTTTGAACGCTTCTCTGTGGGGCTGTCCGGTCACCTGGATCGTGGCAGGGATCACGGCCCTGATCGCCGTCATCACCGTTTGCGTTACGAAGGTCGAGGGCTGGGGCAAGCAGTGGGACAGCGTCGTCAAGTTTATGAAGCTGACGGGCAAGTTGTTCGTCGAAACGATCAAGTACGAGTTCAGCACGATGGTCAACGGCATTATGATCGGCCTGGATTACATAAAACTCGGGTGGTACAAGTTCAAGAAGGCCGTAGGCCTGGGCGACAAGGCCGAGAACGAGGCGATGATCTCGCAGATTTCGGGCGACATCGACAGCCGCAAGAAGGCCATCGTCGACGGGGCCAAGAACCTGAAGAACCTCGCCCAGGATGCCGGGAGTTCCCTCTCCTGGGAGCTCTCCTGGAAAAACGGCAAGAATGGCCCAGCCAATGCCGTCAGTCCGTTGATTGCGGCTTCTGAAACCCCGGACGGCACGAAGACGCCCCGCACGAAACAAAAGGTAAACATCGACTTCTCCAAGACGGGGACCGGGACCGGGTCCGGGAGCAAGACGGTGCTCGATCTGAACAAGATCATCCCCGACATGAAAGGATCGGCGGCCTACACGGCCATCGCCTCGCGGCTTTCGGCGGTGCGGGTTCCGTCCCTGGCGACCGCGGCGGCATCGTTGGCCATGCCGCTCACGGTGGCGGCTACTACGCTCCCGCAGTCCGGGGGAACGGCCCGGCCGACACCGACGGAACTGGCATACAACAGTCAGCGCCGCGGAGGTGTCACGATGAGCAAATTCTGCGACACGATCGAGATACACATCGCCAACGCCGACGGGAAGGGCTACAATCAGATCGAGGAGGAAGTCACTGCCGTACTGAAAAAAGTCTTGGACGAATATGAAGCATAAGTATAACATCGAGCACCTGCTGCAGTCGATCATCGGCTATAAGGGCCTGCCTTATCCGGGAGCCTTTTCCCCGAATCGTCCGGCCGGCAGCTACACCGGGGACAACTTCGACATCCCGACCTCTCCAGCTCCGCAGCAGGAGCTCGTGAAAGGTACGCGCCTGTACAAGAAGGATGCCCTGGGCAGGTGGTACTTCATGCCCGTATTCATCAGGCATCAGGACATACGGGGCGAGGATCACACCCTCGAACTGGAGAACGCCGTGATCAGCATTACCGGAACCAAGAACATCGTGCGTACGCCCCTGGTGGGCCGCCGCGGGTCGGTCAAGGAGCTGATCAGCATCGGAGACTACAAAATCTCCGTCGCGGCCTTCATCAGGTCCGCAGACGGCAGTTATCCCGAGGCGCAGATTGCGCGCATGAAGGAACTTTACAACATCAACGAATCGGTCGAACTGATCTGCGTGCTGACGGACCTGCTGCTCGACGAGGGCGACCGGGTCGTGATCACGGACATCCAGTACCCGCCGACGCCCGGTGTGGAGGATGGCCAGGCGGTGACGATCGAATGCGAAACGGATTCACCTTTTGAACTGATACTGCAATAGCCATGTATCTACCGTGCAGTAAAATAACCATCGGAAGCAAGTATTTCGGCGGAGTGCATGACATCAAGATCAAGCGCTCGATCCATACGATCGGGGCCACGGCTTCGGTGAAGGTTCCGGTGACGGCGGTGCTCCGGCAGACTGGGACCCCTCCGGCCTACGTCGAGACTGCACAGGTGATCAAGGCGGGCGATCCGGTGGAAATCCAGCTCGGGTATGACGGACGCCTGTACACCGAATTTCGGGGTTATGTGAAGCAGCTGAACTTGCAGACGCCCCTCGAGATCGTTTGCGAGGACGAGTTCTACACTACCCGCCGCCGGAATGTCACGATTCAGGGAAAGACCACGCTCGCTGCTGTTTTGAAAGCCTGCGGCCTGCAGGTGGGATATGCCGCGACGCTGACCCTCGAGGCATTCCCTGCGGACAATAAGCCCGTGGCGTGGGTCCTGGGACAGTTGCAGACCAAGTACGGCCTGGCGGTATGGTTCGACCTCGAGGGGCGTGTCTACGCCTGCGAGCCTTACAAGGTCGTCGGCGATGCCGTGAAATACCGCCTGCGCTACAACGTGGTGAAGGACGACGATCTGAAATATCAGCGGGCCGAAGACGTGAAGCTGAAGATCAAGGCCGTGTGCATCTACAAGGACGGGACGAAGGTCGAGGCCGAGATCGGTCCGAAGGACGGGACGGAGAAGAAGCTGTACTTCTATGACGTGAAGGATCAGCAGGAACTGGCAGCCCTGGCGGCGGCAGAATTGAAGCGATACAGTTACGACGGTTATGCAGGCAGGATCACCGCCTTCCTGCAGCCCTATGCCGCCCCGTGCATGGTGGCCGAGATCGAGGACGAGGTCTACCACGAGCGGGACGGACGGTATTACATCGAAGGAGTAGAAACAACCTACGGGACGGGCGGAGCACGCCGGACCGTGGAAATAGGGATAAAAAAATGAGCAGCGAGAAAGAGATACGCGAGGTCCGCATGATGTTATCAGAGCGGTTGCGCAATGCGGCAAAGGCGGCCATGTACGGCACGGTCAAAAGTGTCGACGAGAACGCCAGGACGTGCGACGTGCAGATCGGCGGCATTGTTTACGAAGGGGTGCTGCTGTACTCCGTCGAGAAGGAGAACCTGCGCGGGAGGGTGCTGATCCCCAAGAGGGAGAGCGCGGTGATCGTCGCCCGGATCGACGCGAGCGACCGCTTGTATGTGGCGTTGTTCTCCGAGATCGACAAGGTGATCTTCACCCTCGGGGATCAGGTGACCATGACCTGCGACGGGGAACGGATCGAGGCCTCGGCCCCGAAGATCGTCCTGAACGGCGGCGAGCTGGGCGGACTGATCAACATCGAGCCGCTCACCCGCAAGATCAACGACCTGATCGAGGCCTTCAACACGCATACACACACCATTCCCTCGGGAGCGGTGGCCGTGACCGGAAGCGCATCGGCGCAGAACAATCCCAAGCCCGTAGAGGTTCCCGCCCCGGCATCGAAGCACGACAAGGTCCGGCGCGGGGATTATGAGGACACCAACGTAACGCACTGATACGATGATCGACATTTTACAGACTTCGACGGGAGACGTGGAGCTGTCCGACGATCTGATCCGGACCGAGGCGACGGAGCAGCACAAGCGGGACCTGCTGCTGGCAAGCCAGGGCGATTTCAAGGAGGCGCCCACCGTCGGCGTCGACTGTGTATCGTTCCTGCATGACACCGATCCGGCGGACTTCCTCCGAACCGTGCGCAAGCAGTGCGAGCGCGACGGAATGCGGGTCGATGCCGTGGACTACGCTACGGATGGAACATTGACGATAAGCGCAGAATATGACGACAGCAACAGTTAAGGCCCGGCAGACGGTCTACGACATCGCCCTCGAGCAGTATGGAACCTGCGAGGCCGTGGGCGAAATCCTTGCCCTGAATCCGCAGATCGCCAACGATCCGGAAGCCCTCGTGCAGCTGGGGATCGACAGCATCGGCGAAACGGGGTTTTACCTGGACGTGGCCGTTGCACCGGGGACGCAGCTGCGCATCGACGACGAAAGCGGCCTGATGCGCAAGAACACGCTCAAAGAGTTGGGAAACGACATAACAACCTACCGATATGGCCAGAACGATTAACGACATACAGCAGTCGATCATCACCGACCTGCAGACCTATTTCCCGAAGCTCTCGACCTCGAAGGTCGCCGAGTGGCGGCTGTGGACCTATGTGGTCGCAGCGGCGATCCACGCCTTTGAAATAGTTCTCGATCTGTTCCGCCAGGAGGTCGACGAGCTGACGGCCAAGATCACTCCGGGCACTAAATTGTGGTATGCGGAAATGTGCTATCGCTTTCAGAACGGACATACACTGGTATTCGACAAGAACACGGCGCAGTTCTACTACGAGCAGGACGACCCCGACAGCCGGATCGTGAAGGTCGTGGCCGTGAACGAGGTCTACAAGATGATTTCGATCCGCGTGGCCAAAACCGACGGAGAGGGCCGGATCATCCCTCTGGACGACAGCGAACGCCGCAACCTGGCCGACTACATCGACACGATCCACACGACAGGTATTCCTACGACGATCGTAAGCACGACTGCCGATACGATCCGCTACAACCTGGAGGTGTACTATGACCCGGCAACCCCCTCGAGTGTTGTACGCGAGAAGGTCGAACAGGCCCTCGAGACGTTCAAGACCTCGCTGTCATTCGATGCCGTATTCTATGCCCAGCGGCTCGTAGACGCCGTCATGCACGCCGAAGGTGTCGTGACGGTAAAGGTCGTAAGGCTCGAGCATAAGACCAGCGCCGGGGCGGACTTCGCCCCCGTCGATGTGTTGGCCGAACTGGCCGCAGGGTATTTCGAGTACGCAGCCGAGGGGAACACGCTGACCCTGACATCTACCAAATCGCTATGAGGAACTATAAGATAGACTTCCGGAACCAGGTGCGGCAGCTCCTGCCGGAACACAAGCGTCAACCCGTCCGTCTGCGGATTCTGCGGGCCTTTGTAAAGCCGCTGGCGGACCTGTTCGCCGCCTTCAGCCTGTGGCGCGACGAAACCCGTAAACTGCTCAACGTGACCAATCAGGAAGGAGTGCTCGAACAGTTCCTGCGCAACAAATACGGAGCGGCGGACATCACGATCGAATCCTACCGTGAAACGGGGTTTGCGGTCGGGATACGCTCCGAAGGTGTGGGCGTGGCAGTCCCCGTGGGACTGAACAGGGGCGAAGGTACTCCGGCGGTAGTATCGCTCCGGGGAGAGAACCGCGAGCAGTTCGGGGATGTGGACTTCATCGTCCATGTTCCGGCAGGTGTCGATGCCGAACAGATACGGGCTGACATCGAGAAATACAGGGCTGCTTTAACAACGTATAAAATAGACCAAAGATGAAAAGACAAACACAAGTGCTCGGCGTCCGTAACTGGTACGGCGATGCGTTCGTATCACTCCAGGAGGAGCCGCTGAAGGTGATCGACGGCTTCTTCTCCCAGTACGGGGCTTTTGTCCTTTCCGGATGCGAGGTGAAGGCAAACGGCAGCAAGTACGACATAGCGCCCGGTCTGGTCGTGCTCGAAGGGTCCGGGGCCGACAATGCGACGGTCAAGGTCGTCGTGCCCTTTGCCGGGATTACTGCGACAGCCCTGCCCGTCTACCTCACACTGGGCTACGAGACCGAAACGGATGTCTACAACGACGGCAACGTCAAGCCCATCGCCCACATCTACAAGGCTGTGGCAACAACCGTAAAACCTGCGGGCAGCTATGTGCAGATCACCCGGGACGGCGGCGTGCGGTTCATCGACGCGATTCAGGATGCTACACATCGGCTTATCACTGATAACGAGCGCACTGCCTGGAACAAGGCCATTCAGGACGTAGCGAAATATACACCATTCGATTACGTTGTGGATAGCAACGCTACTTTGGCTGGACTGAACAACAACCCCAATGCGACGTGTGTTCTGATCAAGAAAGGGACATGGACGGCTCCATCAAGTGGCATTCTGCTGCATCCCAATACCAAACGGATTGTTGGACAGCCCGGAAGCCTCGTCCAATATGCAGGTAGTGATTCATGCTTAAAGTACAGCACAATTCCAAGTTTAGAGAGTGGTTACAGCGCCCATGGAGTATGTGTAAAAACGACGGGACAAGGTCACGGATTTGTAAATATGGTTAACTTGGAGGACTGCAAGTGCGAGGGTGCTGATATTTATACGCCAGATGATCCCTATTGTTTCTTCAATTGCAAGAATCTGATCCGTTGCTCCATATTTATCCACTCGAAAAGTCATCAGGCTTGGGGGTTTATGGAGTGCGAAAATATGCTGCAATGCAATGTAAGATCAGATGAATATTCGATTGATTCGATTGGAATCTATCATTGCAGAAACCTTACTCAATGTATCAGCGATGGCGGTATACATTTCAGTTACAATGTATTCATGTGCCAGAGTAGTAGGTATGAATACAGTTATTTCAGCTCCACCGATAATGAGAACTACAAATGTGCCGACACAATGAATGGAGGCTGGAATAAGATCATTACGGCATGATCGTCATTCACAACAACCTGATTCCGCTGGGCAAGGCCCGGACAATCAACTTTTTCGGGGTCCTGTTCACCAAGAACAAGAACCTGACACCAAAAACAGAGAACCACGAAGCCATACACACCCGGCAGCAGATCGAGTGGCTGATCCTCTACGCGACGGCGCTCCTGGTACTGATTCCTGCCTGCGGATTATCCTGGCGGTGGCTCTGTACTGTGCCGATCTGTTACCATGTCATCCTGTACTGCACCCTTTGGGCCCTCGAATGGTTGCTGCCGCCATACGACACGGCATACCGAGACATAGCCCTTGAGCGGGAGTGTTACGACAACCAGGCCGATCAGATGTATCTGAAACGCCGCAAATGGTTCGCATGGGTTAAATACCTGTTTAAACGACCTGTAAAATGATACCGAAATTACCGATATATGCCAAAGGCGACAGCATGGGGATTGCCGTATATCCGACGGGAGTTTCTCTCGAAGAGGTGGAGATCGACATGTTGGTTTACACGACCGGGAACGGGCCGAGAATTTACGGATCGACGCAAGGCAGCGGGCTGCCGATCGTCAAAGGAACAGATCGGGCTGTGTTCAATATCCCATCCTCGGAAACCGGAAAACTCGATGCGGGTATCGCAACGCTCGAAACGACCTATACTGTAAAGGCGTCAGGTTATAAAAAAACGTTGACCAACCGATTACTTATACTTACAGATACAAAAATAATGGATTTTTATGGATGATAAACTAACCCATATTATCCTGACAGATCATGCTTTGCGTTATGGACTGGACGGAAAGTCGGCCTATGAGATCGCACAGAAGTATGGTTATGAGGGAACCGAACAGGAATATGCAGAAGGACCTGTCATCGCAAAAGACAAAGCTAATAAGGCTGCTGATAGTGCGGATAAGGCTGCTGAACGTGCAAAAAAATCAGCCTCAAACGCCGACCAGCAGGCCGCGCGTACGAAATCTCTGGCCGACCACCCTCCGAAGATCGTGGATGTCGGGGGGCTCAAATACTGGGCTTTTTGGGACGATGCGACCAAAGGCTACGTAACCTCGGAATACCGAGCCGAGGGCGGCGCTATCATGCCTGTCTTCTGGGTTGATCCTGCGACACTCAAACTCTACGTGACCTATCAGAACGGTTACGAAGGAGCGAAATTCAAACTTGAAAACGGAAAGTTGTACACCATTAAAACAGTAAACCAATGACAGAAGTAACCGAACTTTTAGGCTCCACGGGTGTCGTCCCCGCGGGCGATTATTCCCCGGAAAAGACATACGATTTTCTCAACATGGTCTACGCGGCCCCCTCGGTGTATGTCTCCCGGAAAAACAACAACACGGGCCATCCCGTGACGGACACGGACTGGTGGATGCTCTCGATCGACGGTTCGAAGAACCCCGAGGCTGTCAAAGCCGCCCTCGACGCTGCCGCCAAAGCTCTCGAAGCCGCCGCAGCGGCCGCCCCCGTTGTGGTCAATGTCGAGGGTGCGGATGTCACGATCAACGTCGAAGGCAACCACAAATACATCTGCGGGGAGCTGACCTCGCTCAAGATCGGGACCGTGGAAAAATCGGCCCGGACTTCGGCGATCTTCTTCACATCGGGAAACGTTGCCACGGAACTCACCTGGTCGGATGACCTCGTGGACATCATCGGCTACAAGACCCCGGCGCCGAATCGAGCCTACGAGATCAATATCGAGGAACTCCGCGCAATCATCGAATAGCCATGGACCGCAGACGAAGTTTGTTGAAGATCGCCGCGCTGCGCAGCGAACGCGAGCAGCAGGTGGGGGTGAATTGCACGAAAGGGTATCTTGAATCGACGGATGCCGGGCTATTGTTCGACGGTCCGCGGAGTATGGAGTGCTTCTTTAATCTCCGCCAATCTGATGGCACTCAACGACCGGCACAATTCTCAACCTCGATGCTAGCTATCGCCGTCACGCCAATGGATGCGATAATGTTCCACTGCGGAAATAAGTCGCTACAAGTGAGTCGGGCGACAATAGGTGACGATATACATGCCGTCATATCCTATGATGGAGCAACTGCGATGTGTTATATCAATGGCATCGAGGTAGGTGCTATGCAACCAACAGCATACACGCCGAGCGCGTTATTCCGCATTGGAGATCCGTTACATATTACTAAAAGCCCGGTCCATTTCTGCCGTCATTTCAACTACGCCCTTTCCGCGGAAGAAGTAGCGGCCCTCTACAACGACGGTGATCCCTCGGGGTATGTGCTTCCCGGCACGATGAAGGATTTGACGCCGGTTGAAATCATCGGCGAGAATTCCCATACATGGACAGGCGTCGACGACCCCGTGTATTCGTATGCTGTAAGGTGTTCGAGGTATTTTAAAATCGGCGAATTGTGTAAAATGCGTGTCACCATATCCGACTATGAAGCCGGGGGAAGCCCGTTTTTCAAAATATCTACGGCTGACACCTCCATTTTGTCCGGTTTTAATGGCAATGGAACTTACGAATTATATCTTCAAGTTAAGGGTACTCCTTACCAATCCGTTTTTGTATATGCCGGATCGACTGGTACCGACAGACGCATAACGATTACCGTAGATAGTATCGAACCTGTCGGCTGCGTCGCCGAGTACCTGCCGCAGAATCTGATGATCGCCCAAAAACGTGATTTTCCACAAGTAGTATTCCCAGTCGCAGGCTATACGCCGAGTTCAGGCGTTTTTAACTTAAATAACTTATCAGCGACGATAAAAAAGAATGATCAGCCTCAAGCGAATGGTTTTTCAGGCGCATACACACGCTTTGATGCCATTACCAGCATCAGCCTGTATTGCGCATATATATCTGATTTTATAAAGAAACAGGCACCTTTAAAAATCACGTTTGAGTATCGGAGCAATCGCATTTTGTACAGCTCCAATATAACTGCATCTCCAGCCGCATCCGATGCCGTCGCAATAGACGTCAATGAGGGAGACGCTAAAATCGCTTCGGTAAGCTGTGGTGTCGGAGCGACCGCTTTTGTTTTTAGCGATTCGGCCCCCGAAGCATGGCTGGAAATGCGCGTACTCTCCATTGAAGTTGCCGAAGGTGTCGCCCTGGCCTGGCTCGACAGCGCCAAGCAGCTCCCGCTGAACGACGAATATCTTCCGCCGCTACTGCAAAGTGACGGAGGGTATGGTTTGGCTGCGTCCGGAATGCCGCAGATAATCATCAAATAAACCGAAAACATGAACAACTACGCAAAACTGATCGACGGGCGTCTGAAGTACGCCCCTACAGCAATCCGGACCGCCGAAGGGCTGGTCTGCAATCCCAGGCCGGACAAACTGATCCCCCTCGGATACAAAGAGGTGGTCTGCGACGAGCATCCGGAACCGTCCGACCCACCGAAGCATTACCGGGAGGTCTACACCGAGGAGGCCGACCGCATCCGGGTCGGCTGGGAGGAGTACACGCCCGTGTCGGAGCCGCAGCCCGATCCCGAACAGTTGCGGGAAATGGCCTACCGGGCCGAGGCGGACCAATATCTGATGGCCTACGAAGGCTATCTGGCCGAGGGCAAGATACTCGAAGCCGACGAGCAGAAGGCACTCTATCTTGCCAAGAAGGCCGAGATCAGGGAGCGGTTCCCGGATAAGTAACCTGTCGGTCGAACTCTCGAAATACCGCAAATATATGAAAAGACTTATCAATAAACTCATCGGATGGCTCAACGCCATCGCTAAAGACAAATACCAACACTTCGCAGTCGGGGCGGTCATCGCCTCCGCGGCGTTGATCGTGGCCGTGCCGTTGGGCGCCTGGTGGCGGTGGCTGCCTTTGATTGTGTCGATGATCGCCGTCCTGACGGCCGCCGTTGTCAAGGAGCGCAAGATCGACCCGAAAGCCGACATGCAGGACATTCTATGGACGCTCGCAGGAGGAGGTATGGTGTGGCTGGCAATCTTGGCTGCTATTATTTTTGGATAAATATACCCCAAGTTACTACAATTATAAATAGAGATAGGGGGTAATCCAAATTTAAGGGACGTTTAAGCATGTTTTAAACGTCCCTTAAATTTTGCTTTTTTTGTCGATATTTCAAGATCGGAGGTTGAAATCCGATTATTTCAAAGTGGAATTTTCGAAATGCCGATTATACTGCCGCCCGTTTTTGTGGTGCGCATTCATTCACTTTTGCCCGAAATTTGTCAAAAAAAGGATTAATTAACATCTTTTGACACGGCTTTCAGATAATCTTTTATACTCGTTGGTTGAATTAAATTTCCCAATATTTATAAATGAAAAAGTTGCACAAATCGCAGATAATTAGTAAATTAGTGGCAGCTACACCGTTAACTACTATCAGTCTGCTTATGCGCAACTTCATAGCAAATTTCGTCAGAATCCTCGGAATCTGCAAGGATTTCGCCGGAAATCGTGTGAATGAACATGGAAATGTACGCCGTTGCGGCGTAGTCCCCAAGTTTTCCGACCTCGAAGTCGTGGCTTTGGCAATAACAGCCGAAGCATTCGGGTTTGACAGCGAGAATCTGCTTTTTCATCGTCTGCACCACGACTGTAAGGACGATTTGCCAAATCTGATCAGCCGAAGGCAATTCAACGCCCGACGTAAGCTGACGGCGCGGCTTGCCGAGGAAATCCGCAAGGAGGTGGCTGTTGCCATAGATGGTTCCAAAGATGTGTTCTGCATAGACTCCAAACCGGTGAAAGTCTGCCGGAACGTCAGGGCGAAACGCTGCGCCATGGGGCGTGATAATATTGAAGCTGCGCCCGATTGGGGATATTGTGCCTCGCAAGGTTCGCACTATTATGGCTATAAACTCCATGCTGTCTGCGGAATACGGGGTGTCATACATTCTTATGACATGACAGCGGCAAGCGTACACGATATCCATTATCTTAATGATGTGCGATGGGAATACCATGACTGTATGATGCTTGGGGATAAAGGTTACCTCAGTGCCGAGATTCAGAAGAACCTCTTTGAGCTTGCCAACATCTCGCTTGAAGTTCCATATCGGTTGAATCAGAAAAACCGGCATCCGCCTACTTGGGAATACAGGAGGTTCCGTAAACGAATCGAAACAATATTTTCACAACTCAACGACAATCTGATGATGATACGAAACTATGCAAAACAATCCTGCGGCCTCTTTACCCGCATGGCTGGTAAAATCGCAGCATTGACGTTCATGCAATATGTCAATTTCGTTAATCATCGTCCGATTGGAAAGATAAAATATTCTCTAATCTAATTCAACCAACAGGTCTACAAAT